CGGATGGGTTCTTTTACCGCTTCTTGTCAGTTGTTCTTAGACCCGTTGATGGATGACGTTCAGAGGTTTGACCCCAAGTGGGTTCGATACTGGACGGAGGCTGATGCTTCGAGGATGAACATTTACCTACTGGTTGACCCTGCCAACGACAAGAAAAAGAAGTCCGACTACACGGCGATGTTTGTCGTGGGTGTGGATGAAAAGGACGACTACTACATACTGGATATGGTGCGTGACCGTCTTAATCTTACTGAACGTGCGGATGCCTTATTTGCCCTTCATAAACAGTGGAAGCCTATTCGGGTTGGTTATGAGAAATACGGGATGCAGGCCGACATAGAGCATTTCAAAGACAAGATGGAGCAGGACAGCTACTATTTCGGCATTGAGGCTTTGGGAGGGAATACAGCGAAGTTCGACCGGATCAGAAGACTGGTTCCCCTGTTTGAGTCTGGACGGATATTCTTACCAAAGGTTTTTGTGAAGAAAACTTATGAGGGCGTTAATCAGGATTTGGTCAGTGCTTTTGTGGATCAGGAATATAAGGCTTTTCCTTTCGGGGCGCACGACGACATGATGGACTGTTTAGCTCGGATTACCGACGAGAATATGGCCGTCTTTCCTACCAAGTATGACGAATTTAAATTAAAGCCCCTTTCCACCATCCTGATTGATTCTCTTTCCAAGAAGCAGCCGGACGAGGAATTTGGGGATTATGTCGCGTCGGAAGTGGACGCATACGAGAGAGCTATGGGATTCGGCCATAGGGAAATGGAGTTGATTTATGACCGGGTGTGAAATCTACGCCTTGATAGGTGCGGTGTTCGCTGGAGGTTTTATCTGGTTTGGCTTTCTCTTGGGACGCATGACGACTAAGCCCGTATCAGATAAACAGTTTGATGTAGGCAAGATGCCATTGACCGACCACGACCCTTATGAGGAAGCCCTTGAGAAACCGGAAGAAGTTATAAAGGACAGAGAATGAAAGTCATCTGTGAAATCTGCAACGAGTATATAGCCCAAGTGAACATCGAGAGCGTATCTGTGCCGATGGTGGGGAGTATGTTCAAGACCCCCGATGATTTCCACGGCTATGACCCGCCGTTTCTTCCAGGCACGACTTGGGAAGATATGAGATGCGGCTACTGCAACCAAAGACCCTTCACGGAGAGGGACGGTTTTCTGACGGATGAGGGGTATATCAAGATACAACCGAAGATTGTTGAGGCTTCAGTAATCCCCCCGTCTGTGCTGGAAGAGTTTGAAGTGAAGGTGGATAACGTCAAGGTTGAGTTAGAACAGCAGACGTTCACTTGCGAGGTCTGCGGGAAGGTCTGTAAAGGCAAGGGTGGATTCGGCGCACATATGAGGACTCATAAGGGGTAATTAATGGCTGACGAGAAAATATCATACGAAGTTCTACCGGCAGAGGGCGATAAGAATGTCGGCTTGAAGGTGTATTCTATTCTTGAAGCCATTATTGACGACAAGGAAAGCCGTGGTCTGATTAAGCGGTGGAACAGGAATTATGAGTTAAAGCGGGGGAAACACTGGCGCAACAAGACTAAACCCGGCGTCCCGTTAATTACCGCTAACCTTATCCACAAGCATAGACTTAATACAATAAATTCTCTCACAGACAACAGCCCTATTTTTAACGTAGCTAAGATAAACGATTCCGAAGAAATAGATCAGGAGCTTTACGAGAACTTACAGCGAACCGCCGAACACTGGTGGAATGAACAGGAACAGCAGGACATATTTGAATCGTCCGTGAATAACGGAGAGGATTACGGCATTGCCATTGAGAAGGTCATTTTTGATCCCGATCTTGAGGAGGGCGGCGAGGTTGAAACCATCGTTGTTGACCCATTTCATTTTGGTGTGTATCCGATTAATTGGACAAACCCACGATATTTACAGAAGTCCCTTGCCGTCCTCCATTATTACCCCAAGTCCTTAAACGAAGCCCGCAGGAGATGGCCTGATAAGGCCGATGAAATCAAACCCGATGAGGATATTTTAAAGGAACTAGGCGACGAAAGACAGGACATTAACACACAGGATTCAGGGAAGGGCGGTCTTTTAACCACCTTTGCCTCTACTGCTTACAATATCATCAACTTCAACAAAGGCGCAAAGACCACAGCCGACGACGAAGAGGTTTTGCTTGTCGAGGCTTGGGTAAGGGATTACAGGACGGTCACGGAGAAAACAGAAGAAAAGGTTGTTGACGAATTTGGGAATGTCGCGGTTATCGTCAAGGAAGTTACCAGCCCCAAGTATCCCGGTTTTATCCGAAGGGTCACGGTTTGCAATTCAGGTCAGTTGGTTTTAGAGGACACAGCGAACCCGAACATCAACCCAAGTATGCCCGAAGAACAGGCCATGCACACCTACCTTTGGGACAAGTTCCCCTTTGCGGCTGCGAACTCGATGAAGGACACGGCAAGCGGATGGGGAATCAGCGATATAGAAAATTTGGAAGATTTGAATATCGAGTTTAACAAGGCTCTTTCTCAATTAGTTCTTATTAAAGATAAAGTCAGTCGGTTGAAACTTATCAACCCCAAGACTTCGGGAGTGCCTAACGACGCTCTGACAAACTTCCCCGGTATCCTGAACCCGGTCAACGCGGCAGAGGGTAACGGGATACGCTATCTTGACTACCCAAGAGTTCCGGCAGACTTGCAGAACGCTATTTCTCTTTTCAAGGATATGTTTTTTCTGGTTTCCGGTTCGTTTGATTTGGACATGGCAAGGGAACCCGGCAGGGCGGTCTTAGCCTACAAAGCTATCGCGGCCTTACTGGAGCGCGTCAACACCATGATGCGCGGCAAGGTGCGGTCATATTCGAGACTTATCAGGGAACGAGGCCGAATGTATCTGTCAATGGTGCAGAACTTCTACACCGAGGACAGATGGATTACTTATCGTGACCCCGAAGGAAACGACGCTTACAGAAAGGTCAATGGACAGGACTTTCGTATTCCATTTAAACTGACGGTCGTTACAGGTTCTACCATGCCTGTATCCAAGATTCAGTTGAGGGAAGAGGCCATTGCGTTATTCGAGAAACAAGCCATTGACCAAGAAGAACTGTTAGACCATTTAGAATGGTCAGGACGCTCCGAGGTCGTCAAGAGAATGAAGCAGGGCGTCATCGGGCAGTTGACTGAAAAGATGGGCGCATTAGGGATGCCTGAACAGTTTGCTGAATACATGAACTCCCTTGTCGGCATGAAAGACAACGACTTCAAGAGAGCTATCAGGGACGGTCAAGTGCCTAAGTTCGAGGAAGTCATTAAAGCAGTTCAGACCGGGGAAGCCCCGCCCGACCCGAAAGAGGAAAGCGACATTATGTTGAAGCAGGCCGAAGCCAGAGCGAAACTGGCAGAAGCCGCACGATTGGAATCCGAGGCAGCATTGGCCGAACAGAAAGCTATCACCGAGCAAGTTAAGCAACAGGTTCAAATGGCCGGAGTGGAATACGACAACGAGCAGTTGAAGATTGACAGAGCCAAAGTGGTTGCCGACATCCAGAAGGGTGAAAGAGAAAACAGGGCTTTTGGCAACCGGATTAAACAGGAACGCGGCATGAAATCGAACAACAAGGAAGAGTAGGTGGGTATGCCCATACTTGCGGATTTTGAATGTAGCAAATGTAACACAGTAACAGAACACTATGTTGACGCCCAACAGAAAACCGTCGAATGTAAATGTGGTGGCAAGGCGAAAAAAATAATCTCATTGCCGGGGGTATATGTAAACTCAGAAAATCCAAACTGGATACGGTCAGTTTTGGATGTAGTGGATAAAGAGGACAAGCGCCATCACGTTCAGGAGTTTTTAAAGCATCCCACAAGGGAGAATTACAAGCGGTGGATGAAAGAGGAAAAGATAAGACCCGTTGACTGGACGGTTCATGGCGCACCACCCACTTATCAGAAACCGCCAGAACCGGACATTGACAAGATTGCCCATCAGATTCACGAAAGACTGCGAGAACGTCAGAGATTGGAGTTATATGCTTAGTCTTGAAAGCAAAGCAATCATTCATGTTTTATTACGCTGTTTGAAAATGGCTGTTTCATTATTGGAGCAGTTGGAGAAGGAGGGAGTAAAGAAATAATCCCATAACAGCTTTCGTTTCCTTACACGCAACGAGAAGCTAAATCAACCGCGCTTTATCGCCCCGTTGAACAGAAGCAAACGCTTTTGGTCATCGGGGTTTTTTTATTACTCGAAAGGGGAACCAAATGGAAGAAAACATGACGACGCTAAACACCTCAGAAGAGATTGTGGAATCGTCGGCCACAGCGAATGACAGACCGGCCTTTGACCCGGATTCTATCGGTATCATTCATGACCGTGAAGGCGAAACCACGGAACTGAATACGTCAAAAGAGACGATAAAACAGGATGCCGAAGACGCTGGAAAAGGGGAAGACAAAACCACTCCCGAACCGAAGAAGGACGCAACAAGTGAAGGAGACGAAACCCGTTTCGACAAACACCCCGATTGGCAGCGCATGAAGAATGAGCGCAATGAAGCCAAGCAACAGGCAGATCAGGAACGGATTGCAAGGGCTAAACTGGAAGGAGAACTTGAAGCGCTCAAAAGACAGCCTCCGGTCGAGAAAGCCCCCGCGAAGGCGGACTACAAGGACATTACGGCGCTCACGGCGGAAGAGATTGCGGAATGGCAGGCCACAGACCCAAAAGGATTTGCGGCGAATATGTATGCACAGGTCAAAGCAGAAGCCATGACCCAAATGCAGGAGTCATTAAAGGCTGAACGAGAGCAGGAGAAAAACCGGATTAGCATTGAGAAAACCTACAAGGAATTTGAAGACAAGCACAAAGACTTCAAACCGATGTGGGATTCAGGGGAAATCGTGAAGTTCATCGAAGCGAACCCCGGCCATAATCCGATCAGTGCCTACCAAGCCATGACCTACGAAACTCGTATGCAAAAAGCAATCGAAGAAGCCAGAGCGAAAGCCATTAAAGAGACCGAAGAAAAGGTCAACAAAAACTGGCAGGCAAAAAGAACGGCGAGGGTGTTGGGAGCTGGCCCATCGGGGGCAGGAACCGAGACCGAAGACAAAGAACTTAAAGATGTAAAAACGCAAGGTGGGCTTTATAACGTCCTTGCGAAACGGCTTGACCGTTTGAGGGCTGCCCACTAGCTAAGTGGAGGATATAATATGTGTGCATTATCTTTTTCGGAACTGCAATCTGTCACCGATGATTATTACAAAACCGATGGTGGAAAGGCTTTCGATATTTATTTCGATACGTCTTTCTTCATGGATAAATTTTTAAACAAGAAATTCGGCATCTACGACAAAGTGGACACCATGAATGTCAAAATTCCTCTGGAATACGACATGAGCGAAGGCGGCTTCTACGCTCGCGGTGGAGCTATTTCGTCTGACGACAAAGCTACCATCAACGCGGCCAAGTTCGCCTTGAAGAACGCATACGGCAACGCCACGATCTTTGACACCGATGAACTGGCAAATTCCGGTTCGGTCGGCAAAGTCAAACTGATTGTGCAGAAAGTTTCCAACGCACAGAAGACCATTGCCAAGAAGATCGCACAGCAGATTTACAGTTCTTCGACGGATGGCGCGGCTGAAATTTCCGGTCTGCTTGCCATGTGTTTCGGTGGAACCTCAACGGCTTACGGTCAGATTACCCCGACCGACCTTGTTTCCGCTGACGGTTCTACTCCGTGGGCGTCTGTGAACACCACGACCACAGAAGGCATTTCACTGGATGTTATCAGGACGCTGGCGACCTCCGCAAAGATTTACGATGGGCCGAAGGGCAAGCCGGACATTGGTTTGACGACCGAAGCCCTGTTTAACATCATCGCGGGACGTTTGCAGGTTCAGCAGAGATTCCAGCCGGATACCGACACGGCCAAAGCTGGTTTCACCAATCTGGTTTTCGAGCAGAAAATCATCGCAGCCGACGACTACTGCCCGTCCGGTTATTTGTTCCTGTTGAACAGTAACTTTGTGGGTTGGGCGGTTCATAAAGACGGTCTGTTCACCCGGACACCGTGGGCGGATTTGATTACCGCCAATGTGTTTGCGAAGTCCATGAAAGTCAAATTTCATGGGAACATCGTCTGCTCGAACCGGAAGGCACAGGCCGGTCACAGCAACCTGAGTTAATAACTTTTTAAAAGGAGAAAAGAAAATGACTGAACCTGTAAGAATTAATGCTTGGGCGCAGGGCTTGTATGATGTTTCTGCAACCAAATTACACACGTTAGGGGCTATCCGCGAAACAGAAGATGGCCGGAGATTCCGTTATGGAAAGGCTGGTGCGACGATGGTTGCCGGGGGTGCTACCCAGGCGGCTGCGGCTACCGCTAATCACATTGCCCAGATTCAGACCTCCGGCGCGGCTAACGCTGCCGGTTCTATCAATGTGACTGTGTATGTCGCTGGAACGGCTGTTACCGCCAATCAGTATGACGATGGCTATCTGGTTGTCTATCGTGGCGGGTCGGGAACTGCCGGGTTGTATTACCCGATTGCTTCACACACTACAACTTCCACAGGGTCAACGACCATTACTGTTACCCTGAAAGAACCCCTGAAACTGGCGACTTACACGGATGATTATTTTTCTCTGTTCTGCAATCCGTGGAGTGCGGTGGCGATTGGGACGGCTGTCGCCGTTTTCCCGACGGGCATGGCGATGTATGCGGCTTCCTCTGGGCAGTATCTGTGGTTCCAGACCGGCGGCTTCTGCACACAGAAGGGCGGCGATACCGCAGCGGTCGGCATGATGATGACTACCGGCACGGACGATTACACCACGTTGACAATGGCGGCTTATACCAGCCCACAGATTGGCGCGATTTATTCCACGGCGGCTGTTAGTGGATATTTCACCCCGATTTTCCTGACGCTGGATTAGTTTTTTTGAGGGGTGGGGCTTCGGCTCCACCCTTTTAATAAGGAGGACACACAATGACGATGGCATCAAGTGTAACACAGCGCGACGTTTGGGGTTCGATGGCTGTGTCAATAGGAACATTCACCAACGGCGGCGCGGATGAAGGTGGCGACATTGCTACCGGATTGAACCGTTGCTACGGGTTGATTCTTCAACCGGGCGGTTCAAAGGTTGCCACCAATGCTGGTGTGGTAAATGAGACCTTTACAGCCAACGGATTAGACGGCTCCGCGATTACGATTGTCACGGATGCTGGTGTTGACGGCAACTGGTTGGCTTTCGGAGACCAGCACTCATAGGAGGGTGACATGGCATTTTCAAACACTTTGCTGCACGAAGTTCCTATGGGACAAATGCGGTTTATGATGGGGACGTTCACCAACACTTCCGGTTCGTCCGGGGGCGACATTCGGACAGGGTTACATAAGGTGCTTCAGCTAAAATTACAGCACACAGGCACGGCGGTCGTCGCCGATGATCCTTCCATTAATGAAGCCTTCCCGGTGAACGATCCCGTAACAGTGGTAACAACAGCCGATGCCGATGGTATCTGGATGGCATGGGGATGGTAAGGGGGCATAATGTCTATAACATTAAGCAATAAAAAATATCATGTCTTTGGAGATTTGGCCGCCGTTATTGCGGATGTTGCCTTCGACTCATCTTATCCGTATGGCGGCGAATCTTTCGACAGCGATCAGGAATTGGGGATGCACAATATTGAAATGCTTATCCCTGAAAGCAAGAAGGGGTTCTCGGTTTCTTACGATTACTCAAATAATAAATTCAAGGTATTCAAAAACGCACCGGCGATTGTCTATGAAGAACAGCATACTCCTACTTCAACTGGAAAGATTACCCTTAAATATCCGCCTGCTTACATTATGTCAATATGTAATGCTTCTGCACCTTTGAAACTTTCTACAACTGGCGCAACAATCACCTACTGAGAAGCGAAGCCGTATGCTGTATTTGCGGAAGGAACAAGGTCGACGTTATCAACTATCC